ACTCGGAACAAGTGCCGCAAGAATGGAAGCACTTAGGAAGTGGTAATGCAATAGCAATAAGACAAGCACAAAGCGCCATTACTTTGCGTGTAAGCAACGAAGATACTATAAAGCAAGCATTACGCTACTCAATGCTTTTGGTTGGCTTACGTGGAAGCAATCTACCTACTGAAGAAGAAAAGTTTGTATTGACTAATTTTGTAAAGTCAAATTTTGGTAATAATACTTGCGAAGAAATAAAATTAGCCTTTGAAATGGCAGTTGCTGGCAAGTTAAATATGGATTCTAAATGCTATGAGAATTTTTCTTGTGAATACTTTGGAAGAATTATGAGTGCTTATTTAGAATTTGCAAGACAAGAGATTAAGAATTTACCTAAACCAATAGAGCCAGTGAAAGAAAAACCAAACGACCAAGAATTAATGAAGCAAGCCATTGATACGGCTAATGAATATGCAAATCAGATTAGATACTGCGAGAAGAACGATAAGAAGTTTACGTTTATAGCTGGAGGCTTATCAATTCTATTTGATTACTTAGAACAATTTAAGATTCCGACAATATCAAAGGAAGAACGAATTGAACTTTGGAATAAATATGCTGGCATTCAGGATATTGAAGAAAGGAAGTTGCATTGCAAAACTCAAGGATATATTAAATTTGTTAATAGTTTAGTTACATTTGATTGTCATATTGATAATGATGGAACTATTAAACCAAACGAAAAATGAAAAGTGAGGTATTTAATATAGATTGCATAGAAGGTATGAAAAAATATCCTGATAATTATTTTGAATTGGCAATTGTTGACCCTCCTTATGGTATTAATATAAATGTTTCAATGGGTAGAAGAAAAGGAGATAAAAAAAGCGATTATCATAAATTTGCTGGAGATGATATATAAATCCCAAGAATAGATTATTTTAATGAATTATTTAGAATAAGTAATAATCAAATTATTTGGGGAGGCAATTATATGACTGAATTTTTAAATCCATCTCCTTGTTGGTTATTATGGGATAAAGGTTTTAGCGAAGATGTTACTTTTGCGCAATTTGAATTAGCTTGGACAAGTTTTAATTCAAGTGCTAAAAAATATGATAAAACTCCAAATCAATTAAATAGAATACATCCAACTCAAAAGCCAGTAAGTTTATATAAATGGATTTTGAATAAATATGCTAAACAAGGAGATAAGATTTTAGACACACATTTAGGAAGTGGTAGTTCAAGAATTGCTTCTTATGATATGGGGTTTGAATTTATTGGATTTGAATTAGATAAGGATTATTTTGATGCAAGTCAAAAAAGATTTCAACAACACATAAACCAATTAACAATATTTTAAAATGAAAAGAAAACTAATTTATGGAACTGCCATGACATTGATTTGCTATGCTTATTACTATGCGATTAAAAATAATCGGACAATAGAAAAAAATAATGAGTCAAAGTGGGTATTCGGAATTTCCGAATCTGAGGATATCTACACGGATACAATCGATTTAAAATTATACACAAGTCACGGAAGATTAAAATATAACAAAAATGATAACTAAAAAAACAAAGTTAAGCCTGGAAACTGATGGCAAAATTATTTCGGTTGAGTTTGACCATATTGATGTTGGCTTGGATGATTACTTTCAGGCGTTAAAAACTTTATTAGTTGGGGCAACGTTTACCGAAACTCAGTTTGAGCATTGGATAATTGATGAGGCTGAAGTAATAGGAGAATATCTGCATAACCAAAAACACGATTGACAATTTGCAGTAAAATGTAAAATATGTTTAATGTTATTGTTGGTAAAATCCGACATTAAATAAGAAAATGTCACATAGTGAGGGTAATATCCGACAAATTATGTCATAAAGTAAATCTATAACCTGACAAATTATAAAAAAAATAAAGTTATAACTTGACAAATTAAATGAAGAAAATAATATTGTTTGCAATTTTACTAATCTCTTGTTCGGAAATAGAACAACCGATTGATTCAAAAATTATTGTTGGATGCGTTTGTAAGGATGGAACTACCCAAGTTTATAGATCCGATTTAATTAAGGAGATAAATAGAATTACCCAGTTCCCTTGTTCGGCTAATGGTGGCATTAAAGAATATATTTACAAATGAGAAACGAGCATGAGCATAAACTCCAGGTAGCAATATGCAAATGGCTAGACTGGACTCAAGACTTTTACTTCTATGCAATTCCAAACGGAGGCGCAAGGCATAGGCTGGTTGCTATCAAATTAAAGATGGAAGGAGCAAAGGCTGGAGTGGCTGATATGTTTTGGATGGTTTCTAATAAGAAATGGAAAGGATTGTTTGTCGAGGTTAAGATTGAGAAAGGAACTCAGCAACCAAATCAAAAAGCATTTGAATCGATAGCCATTAATCATGGGTATTATTATGCAATTGTCAGGTCGATTGAAGACTGCGAGAGTTTGATTCGAAGATTTAGATTAGATGAGATTTGAAGGATAACCATCTAAATGCAATCAAATGGATTACAATGAGAATACAACGACCTACGATTCAAGTAGTTATCGATTGCGCTACCTATCACGATTTGAATTATAGCCTTGAAATTAACATGAATAGAATCAAAATGGAAAGCGGTGCATCGTACCCAGCATATCGGCAAACAAAAAAAATTAAGGATTACTTGGAATTAAGAGGAATATAATGTAAACTTTGCAAATGGAAAAGATTAATTATCAAGGAGTTATAAAAGAAGAGGTCAATCATCCTGAGCATTATCAGGGTAATGGCATCGAAGTGATTGATATAATTGATTCTTTTGACCTTAACTTTAATCTTGGTAATGCAATAAAGTACATATTAAGAGCAGACAAAAAAGGATTTAAAAAGAAAGATTTGAGTAAGGCGGTTTGGTATTTAAATAGAGAACTCGAAAAGTGGAAAGGTTAATTTGGGAAGCCATTGCGGTAGGAATAATCGAGGTGGCTTTTATCGTTTATTTTATATTTGAGATAATCGCAAAATCTAAAGAATGACCAGGTCGCAAATCATTGAAGAACTTTATAACTCCAAAGAAATTAAAAGCGCTTTGATGAAAATGCACCCAGCAAATTTAAGGGAAGAATTAAAGCAAGAAATGTTTGTAAATCTTTGCTCGATTTCAGATGACAAATTTTGGTCAATTTATAATAACAACGGAAGCAACGGATTAAAATACTGGTTGGTTAGGTGTATGCTTAACATGATTTATTCAACGGGAATGAATCAGCCATTCTTTAGGCACTTCAGAGCAAAGTATGAATGTCTTGATGGCATAGAGGAATTGGTTCAAGTAGAGGATTACTCTAAGGATTATAAAGAAGGTCTTTACAATAAGGTTGAGAAGGCAAGGAAAGGATTAAGCTGGTATGAAGATATGTTACTCGATACTTATGTCGAATTGAATTTTAATCAAACAGAGATTTCAAGAAAGACTGGCATTCCATATATGTCAATAGTTAAAACGATTTCAAACATTAAAAAGAAAATAAGGGATGAAGCCTGACGAAAGAGCTAAAAGTTTGTTAATTAATGCCTTATATTTTTGTGGCAATAAAGCATTTGCTTTCGAATTAGCTTTGTACTTTTGTTCATTAATTCTTGAGCAGAAATTAAAGGCAGATGACCGTGCTTACTGGAGTGTTGTCCAAGATGAAATATACCAAACAAACAAATGATAACTATAATAGCAGCCGTTTCCTTTGCAGTATTTTTTACGATGACAAATCTTTATCAGTCATTCGGATTAAACTTTAAACCGTTTAGTTGCACTCCTTGTTTAAGTACTTGGAGCGCCATTGTTTTAATTGTCGTTCCTTTGCAGTTTCAAGAATGGATTGCAATCGTATTTAGTTCGGGGATATTAGGAGCGGTCATTTTTAGATTAATAAACAAACTATGACCGAGCAAGAGATAGCATTTATTGAAGCCAACATAATAAACTTTGAAGCAGTGGCTTTAGGATTTACTAAAAATATTGAGCGAGAAGTATTAGAAGAATATGCGACTCTATATCGTAAATATGTCAACAAAGATTTCAACTTCAATTCATGGTGTGGCTCTTGTGTCTTTGATATGCTAAAAAGATTATCCGCACATTACGAAGGAATAAAGTATATTGCAAAACTTAACCAACCAAAACCAAACGATGTCCAAACTAAGAATCTGCGCAGTCGGAAGTAGATATTCAGGAGTCACTTACCATCGCCTTGCGTTACCATTGTCAGTGATGAAAAAGGAGTATTGTATTATCACGGATACAATGACCGAAGAGATGCTGATTGAAAAGGACATAAATGTGGTCGTGGTCAATCGCTTTTGCGAGTTAATACCATTGCCCGATTTATTAAAATGGAAGTCTAAGATTAAATTTAAATTGGTTGTGGATATTGATGATTATTGGGAACTATTTAGCCAACATTTATCTGCGCCAACTTATAGGTCATTAGGAGTCACAAGAATAATCAAGACCTACATACAAGTTGCGGATGTCGTTACGACAACTCATAACCGATTAAGACTTGAGATAATTAAGATAAATCCTAACTGCTTTATTTTGCCGAATGCTTTACCGTTTGACCGTGACCAATTTACTGCGGTAAGAAATGTAAACGAATTTGTTACCATTGCGCACACGGGAAGCATCACTCACTTTCCTGATATGAGGCAGTTAAAGAATCCGATTAGAGAATTAGCAAAGTCTAAATCGTTTAAGGAGTCGACACGAATGCTTCTTTGTGGGTGGAATAAAGCAAACGAGTTTCATTGGAAGCAAATGGCTGATTGGTTTACTGCTAAAGAGAAACTAAATTATAAGATTTTAGAATCTATGCCCGTAGATTTGTACATGAACTTTTATATTGAGGCTGACATCTTACTTGCGCCATTACTTGACAATAAATTTAACGGATTAAAATCTAATCTAAAGGCATTAGAAGCTGGCGCTAAACGGATTCCCTTAATGGCAATGCAAAGAGCGCCTTACGATGACATTCCAACGGTGTGCTTTGTTGACAACTGGGAGCGAGATATAAAAAGAATGGTATTCTCAAAACAAATGAGAACGGATTTTGGGGAATCAAACGCAGAATATGTCCGTGAGCATTACGATTTATTTAAAATTAATGAGCATAGATTTGCTATTTATTCTAAACTAATAGAATAATGCCAGTTATAAAATGTTCAAACGGAAAATGGCGCATAGGTAATGGCGCTTGTATTTATGAAACGCAAGAAAAAGCAACTGAAGTATGGCAAGCTATATTGGCAAGTGGTCAATACAAGGCAGATTCTAATAAGGTTTCTTTTGACTTTGATGACACGCTCTCTACGGCAAGAGGTCAAGAG